TAGTATCAATTACTCCTATTCTTGTTGATCCAGATTATACATATATTGACTTAGAAGTTTATTTTAAATACAACCCTAATGTTGCTAATATTGATGAAGCTACTTTATCTGAAAATATTAGGATAGTGATTGATGATTATGATAATAATAATCTAAAATCCTTTGGTGGTGTATTTAGAAATTCAAATCTATTACAAGTTATTGATAATTCAAGTGTTGCTGTTATTTCAACAATTATGCGAATTGAAATGTCTAAGAAATTTATCCCTGAGTTAGGTGTTGAAAAATTATATACATTTGACTTTAATCAACCCATTGCATATTTATCTGGTAAAACTCAATATGTAACATCTACTGAATTTACTTATAGAGGTGAATCATGTAGATTAAAAGATTATTTAGACACTGAAGAAAATAAAAATATTATTCAAATCATTGGCGCCACAAGTACTATATTAAATCCTAATGTTGGATATGTAAATTATAATACAGGCGAAGTAGTTTTAGAAGGATTTGCCCCTGATTCAATTGTAGGAGTTCATGATTATCTTAAGATTATTACTAAGCCTGCATCATCAGATATATCTCCTATGAGAAATGAATTGTTAACAATCAATTCGATAACAGCTATAATTCAAGGTACTATTGATACAATGGTAACCGGTGGCACAACGGCTGGTATTGATTACACAACGGTAAGTAACTAATGGCGATTAATATATCATCATTTGTAGATGATTTAGTACCTGATCATATTAATCAGGACTATCCTGAGTTAATTGAATTCATTAAGGTATATGCTTTATATCTTGAAAGGGTAAATAAATCTGCATTTTATCTAAATCAAATTGATCATCAACGTGATATTGATTTAATCGAAGAACATTTATTAACAGAGTTACAAAATGAGATTGGCGCACCAATACCTAGAGATTTTGCTGCTGACCCAAGATTATTTTATAAACACCTTGTAGAATTTTATCGTTCAAGAGGAACACCAGAATCTATTAAAGCTTTCTTTAAATTAATTTATGATGATGAAGTAGATATTTATTTCCCAAGAGTGGATATGTTAATCCCTTCTGATGGCAAATGGTTTGAACAAAAAGCAGATATTATTGCTAATCATACTGATTATACTCCAACATATACTTGGACATTAGTAGCAAAAACATTTATTATTAATATGGATTCAGACCAAGGGTTTGCTCCTAAGTTTAATGATGATATAGTATTTATTAATGATGTTTATGCATCAAATGGTGACTATAAAGAAACAGTTTATTATGATGCAGGTGATAATGAGATGAAATACTCAATAGGTGATGTAGTTAAAGTATATCCTAAAGGTTTATTTACTACCGTTGATGGTTTCTTATCTGATAAGAAATATATTCAAGATTCTTATTTCTATCAGAAGTTTTCTTATGTACTTAAGACTGGTAAAAATATTAATGATTGGAAGAATGCATTTACTAGATTAATTCACCCTGCTGGATTTATATTCTTTGGTGAGATTCTTATCTTTATTAAGATAATTGCATCCAATTTAAATATTCAACCTGGTAGACAAGGCTCAGGGCTACCATTAAATATCAATGTATCACCTGTTTATATGCCACCGAGTGTAAATGAATTAGGTACTTATGTTGAGAAAGAATTACAATATGTAAGATCTAATTCCAGAATAGGTATGTGGAATCATTTGGAGAATGTTAAATTCTGGAATTGGAGACCAATACTAGAATATGGTGCATATACCATAGAAGATGTTATAAATAACAATATAGGATTACAGTTAGGTGCAAGAATTTGGTCTTGCACCCCTAATGATCCTGCAACAGATATATCGTATACTTCAACTGAGTGTACAATACAAACATAACGGAGAGACAATAAATGTCAGCAATTATAACAAGTAAATTTAGATTAGATACAACTGAAAAATTTGTTGACAGTCTAACATCAAACACATTTTATATGGGTTTAGGTAGATCAAATGCATGGACGGATGATACAACACCTGATAATCCATACGAAAATGATTATACAACAAATACTTTATGGGAAAATATGTTTGCCATGAAAAAATGTGAATCAGTGGATATTATTTATTCATCACCAAGAACTCTATGGGTTTCTGGTGTTTCATATGCAGAATATGATGATAGAGATATTAACCTAGAAGGAAAGAATTACTTTGTAGTATCAGATAATAACAATGTATTTATGTGTCTTAAATCAGGTGGTGTGTCTACTACCAACCCTGATATTGCCGGTGTAACAACAGCGGGTGTTATTGATCATGCTTCAACCGATGGTTATATATGGAAATATATGTATACGATTCCAGTTGATACAGGTTCTAAATTTCTTACTGCTTCATTTATTCCGGTACAATATATAACAGCGGCACCTGCTCCTGGTGCAGATACAGCATTAATTAATCAATGGTCTGTACAAGATAATGCTATTGATGGTGCCATTTATAATATTAAAATTGTTTCTGGTGGTACAGGTTATACTTCTGCTCCTACTGTAACAGTGTCAGGTAATGGTACAGGTGCTACTGCAACAGCGATAGTAACTGGTGGTATTATTACTGATATTGATATGACTGCGGTTGGTACAGGTTACACTAAAGCAGTTATTACCGTTACAGGTGGTGCTGGTTCTGGTGGTTCATTAAGACCGGTCATTGGACCAACAGGTGGTTTTGGTAAAGACCCACGAAATGATTTAAGATCTCATTATGTAACTATTAACAAAGTATTTAATGGTGATGAGAATGGTGATATTCCTGCCACAAATGATTTTAGACAAATAGCTTTAATTAGAAATCCAATTGACGCAGCAACATCTACTACTGCGGCTAATAATGCTTATACAACAACTAAATCATTATCGGTTGCAACCGGTGGCTCATTTGCTGCTGATGCTATGATTGAAGGCACAAGTACTTCTGCAAAGGCTATGGTAATTGAATATGATGCAACCAATGGTATTATTTATTTTATACAAAATGAAGATACAGGTTTTGTTAACTTTACCGATGATGATAATATTAGAGTTGTAGGTGATACGGGTGGTGGTGTTGATTGTACTGCAGTTAATGTTGCTGGGATTACACAATATTCTGGTGATGTTATGTTTTTGGAAAATAGAACTTCAGTTAGTAGAGGCGTAGATCAAATTGAAACTATCAGATTAGTTATCGCATTTTAAATTAGGAAAAAGAAATGGCAATTAAGTTTAACATTGAACCATATTGGGATGATTATAATACCCCAACAGCGGACGGATTAACTCCAAAAGAAAAATACAATAAGATGTTATTCCGTCCTGGCCATGCGGTGCAGGCAAGAGAATTAACTCAAATGCAATCAATGCTTCAAAACCAAGTATCATCTATTGGTGATCATATGTTTAAAGAAGGATCTATTGTAATACCAGGTGGTGTATCAATATATAATAAGATTGATTACCTTAAGTTATCTGCAGTTAATACTACTAATATGTCAGAACTTATTGGTGTTGAATTTATATCTGGTACCAATAAAGCAAAAGTAGTACACGCCGAGGCAGCTACTGATACTGATCCAGTAACACTATGGATTAATTATACATCAGGTGATAAGTTCGTTGATGGTACTACATTAGCAGATACCACAACATTAACAGCAACAGTTGCGTCAAGTGGTTATGGTTCTCTTGTATCAGTTGATGATGGTATTTATTACATTAAGAAACATTTCACTATTGTTAAGAAATCAACCATTATACTTTCTAAATATACAACGGATGTATCATATGATGTTGGTTTAAAGATTACTGAGTCTATTGTTTCTTCAGGTGATGATGCAACATTAAATGATAACGCGGCAGGTTCACCTAATGAATCTGCTCCAGGTGCTCATAGATATTCTATTACAACAACATTAACTAAACAGGCAAACAATGCCAATATAGGTAACTTTGTATTACTCGCTAGATTAGTAAGTGGTGATATTGTTAAACATGCAAGAGTTTCTGATTATGCTATTCTTGAAGATACATTGGCGAGAAGAACATTTGATGAGTCTGGTAATTATACAGTTAATCCATTCCCTGCACAAATTAAAGATAATGTTGGTGGAGATACAACCAAATTAACTATTGGTATTGAACCTTCGAAAGCTTATGTAAGAGGTTATGAAATTCAAACTCTTAATACAACAAACGTTGATCTTAAAAGAGCAAGAGATGCTGATTTAGCCGCTGATACTGTAACTGAAGTTTCACATAATAACTATATTGATGTGAGTGGTGTTACAGATTTACCTGAAATTGAAAACTTTAATATAGTTCAATTATTAAATAGTGGTGGTATACAAACAGGAACTGTAAGAATTAGATCAATACAAGCATTAGTAACAGCTGGGCAATATCGACTACATGTATTTGATTTAATAGGTACCATATCAAGTGCCGTAAGTATTGATTCACCTTCAAGTTCATTTAATGCAACTACAATCGTTGCTTCAAACTTGGCGACAGATTCATTACTATATTCATTACCATACACAAGAATTAAAACATGTTCTGCAGAAACTGATCCATTAAGCCCTGCAGATTATAATTATAGATTTGAAGCCAATAGAGTATTTAGAGGTGTTGTTGCTTCTACTGTAGGTGGTGATATTCAGGTAGCATTTAATATTGGTTTAGCCAATGAAGTATTTGGTAATAAGGAAACAGACACAAATTGGATTTTAGTTAATACCACTGATAGTAGTACTATTGTTGATTTTGCTTTGGCTGATTTAACTATTGATGGTTCAGGTAATATTGCAACGATTGGTAATTTGGCAGCTACTTATACAGGTCCTGATGCATCACCTAATGGTAATACATTCTCATTAGTTGCTCCAATTATTGTAACGAAGGATCATAAATCTAAAACTTTGGTTATAGATAAATTAACAGTATTACCTGATACTGCCGACTTCACAAATCCTGTTAACTTAGGACATTGTGATGTGTTACGTATAACTTCTATTGTGGAAGGATCCGATGATGTAACAGAACACTTTGATTTTTTCAATGGCCAAACCGACACACATTATGGAGTAGGTTCTGTTCAACTTAAAGCAGATACTAACTATACAGTTAATGCTGATTTAACAGTAAAATATGATTACTTCGATCATGGTATTGGTGATTTCTTTACTATTGATTCTTATTCAATTGATTATGCAGATATTCCATCTCATAACGGTATTGAATTAAGATCAGCTGTAGACTTTAGACCAAGAATGAAAGATGGTGGTGGTGGTTTTGATGGTACTGGCGCAGCACTTGGTTCATGTCCTAGACCTAATACACAATTTGAAACTGATATCCAATATTATTTAAATAGAATTGATAAAGTTTATTTAGATAAAGATGGTGAGTTTGGAGTACTTGAAGGTGTATCTGATCTTAATCCTAAAGAACCTGGAACACCTAAAGACGCAATGGTATTATACCATTTGTTTATTCCAGCATTTACATTAACACCTAATGAAGTATCAATTAAGTTTATTGAAAATAGAAGATACACAATGCGTGATATTGGTAAATTGGATAGACGAATTGGTAACTTAGAATATTATACAACTCTTTCTTTATTAGAAAAGGAAGCAGAAAATAAACAAATTTTAGGTAGTACTGGTATGGCTCGATGGAAGTCAGGCTTCCTTGTTGATTCATTCACATCAACTAACATTGCAAGAGCTACATCAAATGAATTTAGATCTGGTATTGATAGAAGTACTGGAACATTAAGACCTTTATTTAATGAAGGTAATATTGGTTTTGAATATGATTCAACATCTACTACACAACGTACAGGTGATTTAGTTACATTACCATATACAACTAAAACTATTATTTCACAAACACAAAGTTCAGGTACAATTAATGTTAATCCATTTGATGTATTTAACTGGACAGGTTCATTATCACTTTCACCATCTTCTGATGAATGGAAAGATACTGAAAGAAGACCACAATTAATTGTGAATAATGATGGTGTGTTTGATGCATTAAGAGATATTGTTGACGCGACTGTATCAACAGGTACCGTATGGAATTCATGGCAGACTAACTGGAGTGGTTCTACTTCTTCATCGTCTACATCTACCTCGACATCAACTAACTGGTGGTTTAGAAATACAACACAAACAACAAATACTACCACGACTACTAATACAGGTCAAAATAGATCAGGTGTTAATACCACTATTGGTACTGATACAGTAGAAACAAATATTGGTGATCGTGTTGTTGAAGTTAATTTTGCTCCATTTATGAGATCAAGATTGGTTGAATTTACAGGCACAAGAATGAGACCTAATACTCAGGTATATCCATTCTTTGATGGTATAAGTGTTGTTGATTATGTATCAACGACTGCTTCTTCTGTATTGCCATCAGTTGGTGTTAACACTAATACAGTTCACCCGGCAGGTGCTACTACATTAACGACGGATGCTAATGGTGCTATTACTGGTACATTCTTTGTACCTAATAATGAATCATTAAGTTTTAAAACTGGTGATAAGACATTCCTGTTAACAGATTCTTCTGTTAATAATGAAGAAGATACTGGTACGTTTGCCTCTGAAACATATTCGGCAAAGGGATTAATTGAAACAAAAGAAAATGTAGTTATTTCAACAAGGGTTCCTACAATTCAAAGAACTAATGTTTCTGATTCACGTGTAATTACTTCAACGTCAACATCATCTTCATCGAATACATCAAGTCAAAGAATTAGATGGGCGGATCCTCTTGCACAATCTATTTTATTAGATATTGATGGCGGTGCATTTATTACATCACTTGAATTATTCTTTAGTACTAAGGATGCAAACATTCCTGTTCAAGTACAATTTAGAAAAATGGATCAAGGTATACCAACACAAGAAGTTATTCCATTCTCTGATATAACTATGAATGCAGCTGATGTGAATGTCGATGGTACTTCAACCAAATTCACATTTGAAGCTCCGGTTTATTTACAAGATGGTATTGAATATTGTTTTGTTATTATGGCTAACTCAAATGAATATAAGGTTAAGTATGCAGAAATTGGTGCTGAAGATGATGCAGGTAATAGAATTTCTAAACAACCATATAATGGTGTTATGTTTAAATCACAAAATGCTTCTACTTGGACACCAGATCAAAATAAAGACTTAACATTTAAGATGAATCGTGCAGTGTTTAATATTACAGCTCCAGCATCACTTGTTCTTAAAAATACTTTATTACCTACAAGAGCTTTAACAAATGATCCATTCCAAACAGTTAATAGTTCAGCCGAGGTTGTTGTAACACATAAAAACCATGGTATGCTCAATGGTAATTCAGTTACTATTGCAGTTGAAGAATCAATTACTTCTATTAATGGTATTCCATTAGCTGAAATTGAAGCAACACATACAATTTCAAATGTTGAACGTGATAGATATACTATTACAGCTACCACTGTTGCTACAGGCACCGGAATTGATGGTAATAATACTGTAACCGCTACACAAAACTTGGCATTTAACACAATATATCCATTGGTACAAGAAATTACATTACCAAATACTGGTATGGTTTGGGGTATTAAAGATTCAACAGAAAATACAGGTATTCTTGGTTCTACTTACTTACCTGTTATTATTAATGAGAATTATACCCCAAGTACAGCAAAGGTAGTTAAACAAGGTTCAACTTCTTCATTATACTTAAATGGTATATTTGTTTCATCGAAAGATAATATATCACCTGTGGTAGATATGGATAGATGTTCTGCTATTACTATTTCAAATAGAATTGATAACCCTGCAGCATCAGCTGCTGCCGGTTTTAATGTTGTTGCTAATTATAATGCAGAAACAGATGCAAGTAATGGTTCTGTGTTGGCTAAATATATTACTAAAACAGTTAAATTGGATGAAACGTCTGATCAAATTAAAGTTTATTTAGATGTTAATCGACCTTCATTTACTAATGTTAAATTATACCATAAGACTGGTTCGGAATCTACAACATTTGATACTGAAGCTTGGGTTGAAATTAACCCTGCAACAGGAACAGTACCTTATTCTGATTCTGGTGATTTTAGTGAAATGGAATATACAATTGATGTGGCAGATTTTACAATGTTTGCAATTAAGATTGTGTTTACTTCACAAACAACAGCTAAGGTACCATCGGCTCAAAGCTTAAGGGCCATTGCATTACAGTCATGATACCAGTAAAAGGACATACTAATTTATTTAGAGACCCAACATCGGGTGCTATTATAAATAAAGATAGGACAAACGCGGCGATTGCAAAGACAGCTAGATTAAAATTTAACCAAGACCAAAATAGAATGAAACAATTAGAAGAAGATGTTTCAACTATTAAGGATTTACTAAAACAATTATTAGAGAAATAATATGCCAAATATAGTTAATATAGCACTAACCAATACCTTCGAAGAATGGAGAGTAAAGGATAATGAAATGGGTACGGCGCTCGGTGATTTATCCAATCTAAATTTAGGTGGTGTTACTGGAGATGAAAATGTCGTATCATCATTAAATGCATTAAGAGTTGATATGACCAATCATGGTGGGTGGATTGGTAATATGGGTACCTTATATGGTGGTAATACCGATTTAACAACCGGTGTAAATACTAACCGAGCTGATATAACAACCATTGCCGCAGTCGCAAATATTGATATTTCAAGTGGTTCTCTTACTAATTATGATGGAGCAGGTACTTGTTCTGATACAACATATACCAGTAAAGCAACATGTGAAACTGCATCGGAAACATGGACAGTTGCTGTTGACCAAAATAATGATCCAATAATTGGAATCATTGATATATTAAATCATGACTATTATAGATTAAATACTCATGATACAGAAATTGGCACTACTAGTAGCTTATATAATTATGCTACTTATCCATCTTTAGTAACATCTGCTAATAATTTAAATTCAAGATTATCTGATATTGAAACAGATGTTGGTGACTGGTCAACCTATACTGATATTGCTAATGATGCTACAATTGTAGCAGCAATGAATAGTATTAAAGTTATTCATGATGATATTGGTGGAAGTTTTGTAAATGCAAGTGGCGATACTATGACAGGTAAGTTAGTTGCCAATGGTGGTATTGGTGCTACTACTTCATTAACATTAGGTGTCGGTACTGGTACTGCAGTTACAGTTAATGATCAACAAAGATTAGGTATTGGTGTTGCCTCTCATGCAACATATAAGGTTGATGTTAATGGTGATTTAAATGCGACTAATTTAAGAATTGGTGGTGAGCAATTAGATGATAGGTTTATTCAGAATTCATCTACTGGTGGTACTGCGACAATATCAGCTAACATAGATCATACAGGAACTACAACATTTACTAGTGACATAACTATAGGATCGGAATTAGTTTATGATGCAGGTACATTTACTTTTTCAGAATATATATCAGATCAAATTGGTTCTTCATTTACATCGAATTCTGAATCAGGTGGTATCTCTGCAACATATAATGATACCACTAATAAGATTACATTAGCAATTGCTGATGATGGTCATAACCATGTCGTAGGTAATATTGATGACTTCACTGAAAATGTACAAGACATTGTTGGTGGGATGGTTGCAGATCCAAATATTGAAGATGGCATACAGGTTACCTATGATGATACGGCAGGTAAATTAAACTTTGGTATGAGTGATCCTACAATTAGTATTTCTGGAGCAGTAACAGGTTCGGCCACTATGACCAACTTAGGTTCTATTACTATTAATACTGCATCAGCTGCTAATTCAATTCCTACTAGTGCTATCACAGATTTATTAGAATATATTCAAGATACTGTTGGTGGTATGATAACAGGTAATACTGAAACTGGAATGGTTGTTTCATATAATGACACCTCAGGTAAAGTAAATTTCGATAATTCACTGGAGATATTTGATGTAAATGGGACACAAGTGTTCTAATATATAAATAACTATATGGCAATATATTCAAATTTAACAATAGATCAAGGGTCAGATTTTATGACCGAAGTAACAGTAGAAGATGCTGCAGGTAATGATGCAGATCTAACAGGTTTTATTGCCTCCGGACAAATTAGAAAGACATATTCTTCAACCACTAAATATGATTTCATATGTACGATACCTTACCCTACGCAAGGTCTCATACAAATTAAGTTACCAAATACTGTAACTGATGTTATGAAAGCAGGAAGATATGTTTACGATATAGAAGTTAGAGTTGGTGTATCTGGAGACATCACACGAGTTGTTGAAGGTCAAATTGAAATAACACCAGGAGTGACACGATAATGAAAGGCAAGATTAATACTACGAGAAGTATACAGGCCAAATCGCTTACACTTATACCTACTCAGAAACTTTCGGATTTAGCAGATATAGATATATCTAACAGAGATGATGGTTCAGTTATATTATGGGATAACGCTTCCCAGACCTTTAAGGTCCAAGGAAAAATAGAAAACCCAAATGTACTGATCATTGGAGGTAGTTTTTAATGTGCATATGCATCCAAAGACTGCAAAACTTATAGGAAAATAGGAGACAATTATGTCAGGAACAATTATTAAGACTAAGTTTTCCTTAGTTAACGCGCAACCAGCAAGTAATGCGCTGCAGCAAGGAGAACAAGCATATTCATATATTAGTAATAAGATGTGGATAGGATGGGATAACGGTGGCGTTATTGATCCAATCGCTATTGGCGGTAAATTTTATACAGACCAATTAAAAGCATCGTCGGTAGACTTTGGTAAAACAATTGCATCACATGCAATCATTACTGATAGTGCTAATAAAATTGATTTAATTAATATTGATAATGTTACCATCGATGGTAATACTATTACAACAACTAATACCAATGGTACCTTAACAGTTAACCCTAATGGTACTGGTTCATTTGATATACAAGCAAATACTGATGTCGTTGGTAACTTAACAGTATCAGGTACAACAATATTTACAGGTCAAACAACACTAGCTTCGTTGAATGTTGAAGACTTAACATCAACCCGTGTTATCTTTGCAGGTATTTCTGGTGAATTAACTGATTCTGCCAACTTTACTTGGGCATCTAATACATTAACTATTGCTGGTTCTGCCGCAGTTGATAATGTACGTATTGATGGTAATACTATTTCAGCTATTGATGCTAATGGTGCATTAACCATTACCCCTTCAGGTACTGGTGTTGTTACAATTGATACCACAACAGGGTTAATTGTTGCATCTGGTTCTGAAGCTTCAAGACCTGCGCCTGGTGTTATTGGTAATGGTGCTATTCGATATAACCAAACCTCAAATAGATTTGAAGGAACGGTTTCAGGTTCATGGACCGGCTTAGGTGGTGTAGTTGATATTGATCAAGACACATATATTGTTGCTGAAGAAGCTGCTGATGAAGATGTATTAAGATTCTACGCTGCTGGCACACAAGAGATGACTGTTGATGCCTTAGGTGTTACTGTAACTGATCAAATCACAACTCCAATTGCTAATATTACTACCGACAATGTAACAACGGCAAATATTGCTACAGCTAATATAACTACCCAATTACAAGTTGATGCTGATGCTAACTTTACAGTTGGTATTGATGTATTATCTGGTGATGTTGATATTACTGATAACTTAAATGTTCAAGGTAATGCTGTTATCGATGGTAACTTAACGGTTAATGGTACAACGACTTCGGTTAATTCAACCGTAACAACATTAAATGATCCTGTCATTAAAGTTGGTGATGGTTCTACCGTAGCAGTTGATCTAATTGATCGTGGTGTTAATTTTGACTACGGTGATGGTACATCTGTTAAAACTGGTTTCTTTGGTTTTGATAATTCGACAAATCGTTTTTCATATAAACCTATTGTTAATACAACGGATGAAAACTATGTAGCACCTTGGGGTGATGCGCAATTTGGTGCATTGTTCCTATCAGGTGATGCTACTGTTGCTGATAACTTAGTATTAAGTGCTAACGGCATTGTTACAGTTGCTGGGGATCTTACGATTGCTCCAGCCGGTGGTGATACTACAATTACTGGTAATGTTCAAATAACTACAGACTTAGTTGTTAATGGTAATGTTACGTTTGATAATGATGTTCCTATAACATCTGGTGGTACTGGTATGAGTTCATTTACCGGTAATGGTATATTTATCTCAAATGGTGCGGGTACTTCATTAACATTTGTTACTGGTTCATTATATGATATTGTCCAATTCAATGCGTCAGGTGTACCAGTTGCATCTAATATCATTGATGGCGGTACTTTCTAATTTAGAGCTATCAATTAACCTCACCTTAAGATTCTATTATATATAGTCTTAAGGTGTTTTATTAATAACTCTAATTATATCTTATGTCAAGACCACTAAAAATTAAATATTCAGGAGGCACATTTGCTGGTTTGCAGGAAATGTCCGACTCTGAAATAGATTCTTTTGCCGACTTATTATTAGATTCATTTACTGATAATGTAGGTACTGGTCATCTTTCTGTGAATACTTCAACCACTTGGGCCTCTATTGGTACTTTTTCTGATACAAGAAGAGATCAAGCTGTTGGTACTCATCCAGCCAATACAACTATTCACACAGAAAATTATGTGTTTAGACAAAATTTAGGATTAGTATCACCTTCAACATCTGCTAGACCTATAGAAATTAAAGGTGTGCCATTTAGTGGTTTACAAGAGATGAGTGACTCTGATATTGTGACGAATATTATTAATAGAGTTAAAGCTAAAATTGCTACTTTTTCACCAGGTACATATAAGTTACAACCTTCAGCACCTTCAGGTGGTACATGGACTTCAGTATCAACAATAACAAACAAAACAGTTTCTGGTAATAATACTTCTACTTTATGGAGAAGAACTGATGGAGTTACATCACCTGGTACTAGACCTCTTAAGTTAAGTTCAGGTGCTTTAAGAGAATTATCTAATGCTGAAATAGTTGACTTAACAGATTATTTTAGATCTGAAATTATTGCTTCAGGTGTTGGTAAATATCAATTAGCAACTAGTGCGCCTAGTGGTGGTACTTGGATTGTAGCTGGTACTGGTTTTTCAGATGATAGACATCAAAGAACAAATCAAAATTATACCGGTAGCTATGCAGGAGGATATACAGGATCCTATACTGGTACATATGCAGGTAATTATACGGGAAGTTATATTAGATATTTCTCAGGTAGAAATGCTGGAACATATACTGGAACATATACAGGTTATTATACTGGATCATATAGTGGATCATATACAGGTTATTACACAGGAACATACACAGGTGCTACTATCATGGCATCAAAAGAAACACTTTCTACATTAAAACTTTGGTTGAGGATATCATAATATGAATAAAAAAATAATAGACCCATATTGGGGAAACGATGATAAAACACAGGTAATATGTACCTTTGAATATGAAGATGGTACATCACTCACTGCATCAGTAATGAATACTCCTATAGGTGAAAATAATAATCCAGACTGGGATCAAATATTTAAAGAACATAAAAAGAAAGATGTTACTGCTACAACTAAAGCAAAATTGAAAATTAGAGATACTATAGATGATAATATCATAGTTGATACTAAAGCTAATAAAGAAAAAAGAAAAAATGAAGATATCTTTCAGGCTAAAATTGATGCATTCCAAATTGATGAAGTGAAGGTTTCTAAAGACCGCGATTTAAAATCTAACATTAGAAAGGCAAAGACATTTATTGAAGTTGCAGCTTATACTGCTATTATTATTATGAAGTCTAGTGAAAATAAGACAAAAACCTAATGGTTTCATAATTGTTGCCTCTTTAAAATATTGTTTCTACGAGGCGGCACACAGATTAATTGATTCATTATTAGATTATTATCCTGAAGCTAATATAGCATTATTTGCCCATGATGAATGGACAAATGGTGACTCTAGATGTAAAAATCTATATATGGTACACGATGTACCAAAACACCATAGGGCTAAACTATGGGCCCTCAATAAAACACCATTTAATAAAACTGTATACCTCGATGCCGATACAACAGTATGTCACCATGACGTTAAAAGAATGTTTGATTTTGAATCTGATTTGGCTTTCACCAATATAAGATCTTATGCAGGTAAGATTACTAAGTTTGTTGGTGGCGAAATGGTATTACATGGTGGTGTGTTTGGATATCAGTCAAGTCATAAAGTACTTAATTTTATGGAAAATTGGTTTGATCTATATCATGAACAGATCTCTGGTAGATGGTGGCCTGAAGGTGTATCACCCAAAGAAAGATTAAAGCCTTGGGATCAATTTACATTATGGTGGTTAACAAATAATATAGACATATCAGTTGAAATATACCCGGATGACGCACGGTTTAATTTCGTTTATATATACAATGATAACGAAATAAAAGGTGACATAGTTATATGGCATTACACAATACCAGAGGTAGAATTAAACCATGAGAGAAATATTAATTAAAAACCAAGAGGTTTTAGATAGATTAAATGGTTTTACTAAAGTTATTCAGGTAATGGATATAAATGAATTAAAGATTGATGATAGGGACCCAGATATATCTGCAGAATATGCAGTATCTAAAGAATATCTTCAAGTTATATTAGACAAAGGTTTAATGCATAAAGGTGATCCGGAAGCTATTAAAGCAGTTGACCTAATAGTATTACCCATATCAGAGATACCAACACACTGGAAAGAGTTTGCCGATGATGTAGCATTTAATTTTACGAGGGAGTTAGGTGTACAACAAAATGCATTATGTGCATATTATCCTGAGGATGGTTACATTGGGTGGCATGATAATCATGACGCGCCTGGTTATACTTTATTATTTAATTGGAGTGAAACAGGCGATTCATTCTATCGATTCAGAGATCCAAAGACAAAAGAAATAGTAACAATAAAAGATAGGCCAGGTTGGAGTTGTAAGACCGGTTGGTATGGCAAGGGTGATGGTTCTACATTTCATTGTGCTAAAACTAATGAACCTAGATGGAGCATTGCATTCTATATTCAAGATGAAAATATGAAAGACATTATAATTGATGCATTAGAAAATGATTAATCATTTTATTTTATATCTATTAAATGCTAATACTAATGTAACACATAAAATTAAAATTAAACCTATTGATAATATATTAGGTCATTCGTGGTCTATATTACTTAAAGAAGCTATTGATAAAAATTTAAAAATATCAGAGCCCAATAGAATATATGCATTGAATGATGAATGGAGTAAAGAAAAAATAGTACAAGAGTTACAAGAAAGAATTGATATAGTTAATATGTATCAAGACAATAGAATACCATTTGTGCTATTGTCTAAAGAATATAATCAAGATTTATTTAATAAGCTTCATAGATTCTTTGAAGATTTTATGCATCCTGATTCAGGTGAACCTCATAATTTTTATATGAAAGCCCACCCATATGTTAAAAATGCCATCAGAGAATTCAATGTATTGATACATAGATATGAGCAACATGATAATATAAAATGCCCTAAAATTAATGTATCAATACATGATAGACCAACACGAGATATGGTTGCTGAGGAATGTAAGTTATTTGGTTGGAATATAAAGAGTGGTGATGTTACATTAAAATATTGCCACCACGGTAAGCATTTATATGATTATTGGAAAGATAAGGATGATCATATCGGTGATAAAAATATATTACCTCAATTTAAAATATCATCGGATTTTAAAATATATTTTGGTGGTACATATAACAATAAAAAGAAAAAGAAATTTTATAAATGGATGGATAGTGAAAAGGAATTTCTAAATAGTTTAGGTATTGTTAAAGATGATCCTATGCTAACAATAGGGTTAGGTGTTGTTGGTAAAGTGGTTGGTGATATTAATAAAATTAAAAATGATATATACGGTATAACAGATATTATAAAGGTAGAGTATGAATAAAGATGTAGGCACACAAAGTTTAGATGCAATTGATTTGGCCAAACAAGATTGTCATATGATTGTGTGGGACTTAGGTAGAAGATGTAATTTTGATTGTACATATTGCACAACTTATATGCACAATAATTGGAGTCCTCACGCGCCCTTAGAAGAATTAAAAGAAACAATGAGATGGATTGATTATTACTATGGCCTTTATGATCAATTTCATAAAGTAAAGTGGTTAAAAACTATTTCGTTTACCGGTGGTGAGCCAACAGTTAATCCAGACTTTTACAAGTTATTAATTTGGATTAAGGAAACATATCCGGATTATAGATTATCATTAACAACTAATGGCACTTGGGATAAAAGAAAGCTTAATGTTATTGATGAATACTGTGATGCCGTTACAGTATCATATCATACAGAAGGGGCACCTAAGTTAAAAGTAAAGGTTGTTGAAAATATATTAGCACTTAATGCCATTAAAGGTAACCTAAAGGTTAATGTTATGATGCATGCCAATGGGGATAAATTCAAAGAGTGTCAAGATTTAATATCCGATGTGCTTGAACCTAATAATATATTATTCTTTCCTAGAATCATTGGTGATGATTCAGGTTCTGCATCTAAAAATACTATGAAGTCTAAATCTAGGAAGGATGGTAAGCAAGAGGCTAGATTAAAAACCCATACATACACTAAAGATCAAAGTGAATATATGAATAACTATTGGAGTGGAAAGAATAAAGAAGTAGCTAAAGACAATCCACTTAAATTAGAAAACGTTGATACCTATATTAAGAAGAATGATAAAGAAGATAAGATTATATTAAGATCTATGGGTAGAGCATGTTGTGGTGGTAGAACATTATTAACCAAAGATAAAGAGGGTCAAAAATGGACTGCGGCTAAGTTTATACCTAATACTAAATTTACAGGGTGGAAGTGTATGGTTAATTGGTTCTTTCTACATATTGAACAAGAAAAAGATATCATATATCATCACCAGACATGTAAAACATCATTAAATAATAAAATTGAACCAATAGGGTCATTAACTAATAAATGGGCTTAGAGGAATATATGCATGAAAAAGGTATGTTACCATATATAACATGTCCTAATAACTATTGCGGTTGTGGTATGTGTATACCTAAAGCAAAAAATGATGATGACGCTAAAGAGTTATGGTCTAAATATGTTAGAGTTGAGTTACAGCCAAAGATTTAATATCTAATTCTGGCCATGTTTCTTTATATGAAGTACCGTACAGCTTATCTATATCTTGAAGATATTCAATTAACATTTGGGTGTCTTTGATATTACCTTTCTGTTTTAGAATTTGCCTTATTGAATTAAAGACTTTAATGTCGGGTATGCTATCAAGCAAAGTATCTTTTATATTTTGGGGTAAATGTTTAGCACTTAAAAATGTAGGCTTAATTAATATATTAGTATATAGATCAATATTATCTGGGGCTATACCTAATTCAATTAATTCAAAATAGGATTCAGTTATATGTAATGCAGTTAATGAAGATATAAGTCCTACTACTCTTAAATCAACTCCAGGAGTGGCATTTAATCTTTTAATATTATTAACTACAAGATCCCATTTAGAATGTTGTCTTATGTATTCATAATATTCACCATGGGCATCTATAGATGCCTTGATAATAACCACTTTAAATTTATCAATATAATTAAAAAAGTCTTTGTCTCTACATTTGAATATTGTTATATTACTAGTATAGCCAAGCTTAATATTATGTGAATAACCGGAATATACTAATACATCTAATACCCTATAATGATCATATAACATCATAGGCTCTCCCCCAACAAAATTTATATTTGATAAAAACGGCATTAATTCTGGTAGATCGTATTTAATAAATCGTTCGACCGTTGTAGTATTGTATGTAGAACCGTAATCTACGTTTAGTGCCTTGGTGTTTTGATTGTTATATTTGTATTTAGATATTGATTCTATTTTATTAAGATCAATAGTTCTCCTAGATGAACTCGTGGGCCAACACATTATACAAGATAAATTACAATAGTTGCCGAATATACTAATTTGTAAATTCAAAGAATTTATAGCTAATTTATAAGGAAATGCATAATTACTCATAGAAGGTAATTGAGTAGATTCCCGGAATGATTGCATACCCTGTTCTTCTAATTTCCAACAATTGTTGCATAATTCTTTAGTCTCTGGATTAGTTGTTGGATCCCCGTTAATAAATATATTACGTATATTATTAATCTTATCTGAATTAAACCATTCTAAAGGAGTTAAACTATGAATAGATTCTCCTGATGGTTTTGATTTGCAACAAAGTCTATATTCACCGGTAGGGTCTGTATATAGATGATGAAATGGCCTTGAACAAAATTTACTCATAAGTATATTTATATAAATATATTATATGCTAGTTGATATAAAAAATAAGAAATTCAATATCAATATTGAGTTAAGTGATTATTGTAATGCAGGATGTCCATTATGCGCTAGACATAAAAAGGGAACCTCTGAAACTAAAAGATTTGTTAATACAAGTAATATGTCTTTGTCTCAATTTAAACATAGATTTGATCCTACTCTAATATTTAATTTAAATGAATTTACTATATGCGGTAATTTTGGTGATCCTATGATGGCACATGAATTACCTGATATTTTAAGCTATATAAATGAATATAAATCACCAGGACTATTTGTATCAATACAAACTAATGGTGGTTTAAAGGGAGAGAAATGGTGGGCTAAAGTTGGAAAAGAGATGTCATACTTTGGTAATGATTCACATATAGTATTTTGGTTAGATGGTTTAGAAGATACCCTACACTTATATAGACGAGGGGTTGATTATCATAAGGTAATAGAAAATGCTAAAACATTTATGGATAACGGAGGGGAAGCCCATTGGGGATTCCTTGAATTTGCTCATAATGAACATCAAGTACCAGAAATTTATAAAAGAGCTAAACGATTAGGGTTTGCGAGGGTAGTTACAAAGGCTGTATCTGGATTTTTTGGGTATAATAACGGCAATAAAGGGGCAATAGAAATAGATAATGAGCGAGTTAAAAAAGTCAAGTAAAAAAAATAAAACATTTAAGGCTTCCCCGCCGGTATACCCATATAATATTAAATGTAAGGCTGAGTTGGATAATGAAATATATGTAGACTCACATGGTATTGTATTGCCTTGTTGTTGGGTTGGAATACAATTAAGAAAAATGTATCCGGAATACTATATTAATGGTGATCCAACCCCTATTAAGAAAGAGCTCAAGCATAATAAAGGTGATAATCAAAAGAATAATTTCATTAATGATTTTTATGATATAATAGAAGATGCCGGTGGTATAAAAGCGTTTTCTCTTGATGAACATATATTAAGTGATATATTGGATAATGAATTTTATATGTTTACATTAAAGGAGTTGTGGGGTAAGAAAAGTTGTAAATTTTGTTCTAATTTCTGTGCAGCAAACAGAGAACAAAGTGAATATTCTAATAGAAAAAGTTATGTGGGGAAGTAAATATAATTCTGATGATGTAAATAAACTATATAATAAATCATATGATAATTTTTATTGTATGACTGATGATGCAACAGGACTTAATCCTAACATAAAGGTAATAGATTGTGAACCTAATTTAGATGGAGTGTGGAATAAGCTAGCTCTGTTTAAATTAAAGCTAGGTAAACTATTATATCTTGACCTTGATGTTATCATTCAAAATGATTTAACACTGTTATATGATAAAGATTCATTCACTATGATTAAGTGTTATTGGAAACCTCTTAAGGAAATATCACAAAGAAAAAATCATATACATCATAATATTAATTCATCGGTTATGGTTTGGAATGAAGATGAAAATATAGATATTTGGGATAAATTTATGGAAGATCCTGAGTATTATATGCTAAAATATCATGGCATAGATCATTTTATTTGGTGGGAAGGATTCACCTCTCAATATTGGGACCGAGGATTAATATATTCAAAGGGATATGGCATTGATGCTGATTCTTGGTATAATCCAGGTCGGGATTGGTATAAAGAAGATGCAATTATCCAATTGTTGAATGGTGACTTATATAAATAAACTTATATGGAAGTACATACTTTCTTTAACTAAGACATATATATGGCTGGAACTAGAGTAAAAATCAAACAGAGTGCTGTTGTAGGTAAAGTACCTTCGGCGGGATCATTAGTCCAAGGCGAATTAGCCTTAAACACAGCGGATAGAAAACTATATTCAAAAGATGGAAATGGCTCCATATTTGAAATTTCTGGAGGTGCTTCAGGCGGAGCTAACACTGCCGCGCAAATACAGAAATACGAATTCATACCTACGCTAGGTCAAACAGTATTTCCTTTAATCTATAACATAATATATGATTATGTAAATGTATATTATAATGGTGTTAAATTACCAGATGTAGATTATACTGCCACATCAGGAACCGATATTGTTCTTGGGGTAGGTGCTAATTTAATAACAGATATTATTACCATTGAGCTTACTAAGTCAATTACTCTTCATGGTGGATCAAGAATAGATGATCATGAATTCATTGCTAGTGCTGGTCAAATAGTATTCCCAATGTCTTATGATGTAATTAAAGACAATTTAGAAGTATATGTAAATGGTATTAAATTACATTCGATTGATTATACCGCAACCAATAACACTTCAGTGGATCTTACAGATCCAGCAGACGTAGATGATGAAGTAACAGTTAGGCATATTCAAGCCATAGCCTTAGCAACAGTTGTTAACCAAACAGCTACTGATGGTTCAGCTATTCTTCCGGCCGGTACAACAGCAGAAAGAGATGCTACTCCAATCGCTGGTTATTTAAGATGGAATACAGATTTAAATTCAACAGAAGTTTTTAATGGATCTACTTCAACATGGGATAAAGTTGGTTTTATTGATTCCGAACAGATTGAAGATATTGTTGGAGCAATGGTTGATGCCAATACGGAAACCAATATTGCTGTTACATATAATGATACTTCTGGTAAATTAAACTTTGGTGTTACTGGTTTAGCAATTTCAGATACTACTGGGTTACAAACAGCTCTTGATGATAAAATAGATGATAGCCAAGTATTAACTGATGTACCAATTGGTGCTCTATTTACAGATACAATATATACTCACCCAGCTGCTCATACTATAAGTTTTATAACAGGATTACAAACTGCCCTTGATGGTAAGGTTGATGATGCTCAGGTTCTAACCAATGTACCTACTGGTGCTTTGTTTACTGACACAACATATACTGTTGGCGATGGTGGTTTAACACAAAAGAATTTTACTACAACTTTAAAGACTAAATTAGATGGTATTGCCGATAGTGCAAATAATTATACTCATCCAGGTGCTCATGCAATAAGTTTTATAACAGGATTGCAAACGGCCCTTGATGGTAAGGTAGATGATTCACAGGTTCTTACTAATGTACCAGTTGGTGCATTATTTACTGACACAGAAACAACTACATCATTAAGTATTAATGCTAATATTCTTAAATATACTGATGAGGTTGGTGCAGCTACAAATATTGATTTATCATTATACCTTGATGATACTAACTTAGCAAGATTAACAACTGGTACCCTTAATGGGTCGACCGGTATTGCTACATTCTCTCGAGATGATTCTTCAACATTTACTGTAGATGATACTCAAGTAATTGTTAACAACACATTAACAAGTACAAGTACAACTCAAGCTTTAAGTGCAGCTCAAGGTAAAGTATTACAAGATGGTAAGGTAGCTAATTCAAGAGTACTTACGGATGTACCAACTGGGGCTCTATTTACTGACACAGTATATACCCACCCTGCAAATCACGCCATAAGTGTTATTACTGGTTTACAAACTGCCCTTGATGGTAAAGTAGATGATGCTCAAGTTTTAACTAATGTTCCTGCTGGAGCATTGTTTACAGATACTATTTACGCCCATCCAGCTACACACACTATTGGTGAAGTATCTGGATTACAAAGTGCTTTAGATGCTAAGACAACCCCAGGATATGTAGATACAGCTATTGCTAATCTTGTTGATTCCGCCCCTGCTACATTAGATACATTAAAAGAATTAGCTACAGCATTAGGTGATGATGCTAATCATGTCACTACAATGACTACGTTAATTGGTACTAAAGCAAACACTGGTCATACCCATTCACAGTTATATCATGCAGGTTCATCTAAACTAGCAACAACCTCAACTGGTATTAATGTTACTGGTAATGTTACAGCAACAGCATTCTATGGTGATGGTTCTAATTTAACTGGTGTCTCTAGTGATAACTGGTATGTTGATGCCCTTGCTTATAATGCTGGTACAAGTACATTAACGATTGGACGTAATGGAGGTCTTGCCGATCTCACTACAACAATTACTGCCGGTATGGAACACTTTAACCAAAGTGCTAATCCTACAAGTCCTACATTAGGTGATACTTGGTATGACACTACCGATGGTACAATATACAAATATATTAATGATGGATCCTCAAGTGTTTGGGTTGACATCTCAACTGCCGGAGCAGGTGATGCTCTTCCAGATCAAACTCCAAATGCTGGTAAATATTTAACTACTAATGGTACTGATCCTGCATGGGATGAAATGGGTATTGATAATGTTACAGGTTT